TTTCTTGCGGGCCGCAGCCATATTGTCGATTAAATTTGGATAGGGTCGTCCAGCGGCTTTGGCGCGACGTTTTGCGGCGGCCTTGCGCTTAACTGACAAGTCTTTCGGCTTGCCGAGATCCTTCGGACGTTTCTTGTCCCAGACGGGTTTTACGGCGAAGCTGCTCATGTCAACAATCCCATTTGCGCAGTGATAGGGCCTTCCGAGTTGGTCGGCCTTTTTCGTCTTTCATCGGGCCCGGCATGCCAGACATACGTGCGCAGAAGCTTTTGCGACGTGCGGCTGCCTTTGGTGATTTCTTCGCTTGCTTGGCGCTGACGGGCGGCTTGATGTCATGGCCTTGAGCGCGCAGCGATGCGCGGCCCTTGGCGTTGAGACCGCCCTCGGGGTTCTTGCCTTCCTTGCGTGTCCACGCGCCGCCCTCGGCCATGGCAAGGCCGCCCTTGGCAAAAGGCTTTGCCACCATGTTTTGCATCTGCTGGTTGGCTGCGGCTACGAAATCTTTGTCTTGCTCGTAATTGTCGCCCATGCGCAGCGAGGTGGCGAGGCCGCCCTCTTGGAAACGTCGAGCGTATGTCGCCATGACGCCCTTGTTCTGGGGCTGGTAGTTAACACCGAACGATTGGTTAGGCGTCGCATAGCGGGCCATGAGATCCTGCGGACGCATGCCCTGCGTCTGCATGCCGAACTGCATCTGGTTCTGGCCCATAGGCACCTGCGCAGACATCTGCATGCCGTTCGGCATCACCTGAGCCTGCGCGCGGGGTTGTGGGGCTTGTGGCATGCGGCGATAGGAACCAAGCGCATCCTGAATGTCGCGCTTGGCTTTCTGCGCTGCGGCGTCGAACGCCATAGGGCCCATTAACGCGCCCATTAGTCTGCGTAGGACTTAACCATCTCAAGGATGATCATGTACGTGTCGCCTGTGCTGGCGTCGCGGGTTGAGAACAAAACGTCGCCGTTCTTGCCTGCGCCTGCGTTGTTCCACAGACCGCCGAACTGGGTCAGGTCCATCGAATACATCTGCTGTTGCGGGACCGAAGTGATAAACACGTCCGTAGTCGCGTCCCAGTACATGTCGACTTCCATGCCGTGCGTCATGGCGTGGATCTTGGTGATCGTCACGCCGTCGCAAGCCTTGTCGAAGGAGCTGGGGCTTAGGGCCGATACATCGACCTTGGTCACCTTGCTCTCGCCGGTGCCGTCGGAAATGTTGGTGAACTTCATAATGGCTTTGCGTTCGCCATCAAATAAAATCTGTGTTGCTACTGCGTCTGCCATCTTTATGTTCCTTGATAATCAGGGGCCACCCGAAGGCGACCCCCTCTTATAGCATAAGACTAATGCTTAGTCATCAGCCGTTGTTTGCACGTACAGCATGGTGACGCGAACTTGACCAGCAGTCGGCTGACCGACTGAAGTTACAGTTGCGACAACCGTGCGGTTCGAGCCAACGTCGTCCATCGCAGCAAGCTGCGCAGCACTGAACGCGTTCGAACGGCGAGCTGCCGTCTTAACGCTCACGCCGCTCAGATACTGAGTGCCGCCAGAAGCGGTACCAGCCGAGAGCGTTGCGGACGATGCGCTGTCGTAAGCCGTCAGCACGTCAACGTAGAAGTCAACAATCTGCGAAGACGCAGGGATGTTGAACGTCGCGTTTTGTACCAACGTGGCGTCGAAGTTGATCAGCGCGGTTTGGCTGAGATAGGCGAGGCCGATGTTCGGTCCGCCACTTTCGCCTGCGTTGCGGTCGCCAGAGGCGAGTGGTCCGCTCCAAGTAGTCTGTGACATCTGGTTTCTCCTTAAGAAGAGGGAGGGGGAGCCGAAGCTCCCCAACCCGGTTAGATGCCCGGAGTACCGTACACGCCGCGAGGGTCGGTCCAGCCGAACGCATAACGCTCGGTGGCTTTGTACCGCATGCTGTCGGTCTCGAAGTCACCTTCCATCGACTTCTCAAGGCCGCGACGCATCGCGAGCTTGAGGCCTTCTGGCGCATCAGTCTGCACCCACCATGCGGTGGTCGAGGTGATACGTGAAAGGTTAGCTTGACCGTCATCGAGGAGACCCATGCTCTTCACAGGGTTCACGTCGTTGTTTGCGGTGCCTGCACGCAGTGCGGACTTCAGCAGAACCTCAGCTTGGAACACGTTGGAAGGACCGGAAACGATCTTCTTAGGTGTCAAACGGATACGCTTGCCGTTGTTGTCAACAGCGTTGCGGATCTGGATGAGGAGCTGCTCAAGCGACGTCTGCGAGAGGTTTGCAGCGGTCGAGAGCTGGTTCGAGAACGTGCCCTGTGCAATCGGGTGATCGGTTGCAACGAGCGACTTGCCGTCACCACCCGTGTACGCGCCGTTGAAGGCGCGGTTCAGGATGTTGGCACCAAGCGTTTCCTTGGTCTCGATCAGCGACTGTGCAAGGTGACGTGCATAGGTCTGGCCGATACGGATGTGATCACCATCTTCAACAAGAACCTTGGTCAGGGCGAATGCCAGACCGTAGACCTTGTAGACGTAACGCTGAATGAACAGCACGCCGCCTGATTGATAGGTGACCGGCATGCCGTCGGGCAGTTCTGGTGCAGCACCGAAGCCGAACAGTACAGGCTCTTCATGGTAGTTCCGAGGGATGCCCTTGAACTCTTTGAAAACCTGCGACCATTCGTCAGCGCGTTGGTCATAGATGCCGTTGAACTCTTCGTTCAGGATCGGCTCAACGATTGAGCGGAAGTCTGTACTCCGCATTGGGGTAGCCATAGTTCAGCCCTCCTTAGTATGCGGCCACGTCAGCGACGTTCTGATGTTCGCTGATTTGGACCTGAGCGATGACGTAAGTGTCACCCCAGTTGTTGTCGGGGCCGGGAGTGATCCCGATCAGGCGGAACGACGCGTTTGCAGCAGCAGAAGCGACGTCAAGCATCATCTGGCTGATACCGACAACAGTCGAACCAGTACCAACGGTGGTGAAGTCGTACTGCTTACCGATGTCGGCTACGACCAAAGCAGCGTTGCTCTGGATTTCGTAAACGATTGTCGGGTCAAGCGTGACGTAGGCAACGATGTCGGTGCCTGCTTGCGATGCAGTCCACTTGTTGGATACGCGACGGCGACCGTCTGTGTCCGTGAACTCAACGCCTTGGAAGGTGCCGATGAAACGGTCGCCGATGGCTGCCGCAGCAATGGTACCTTCGCCAGTCGAAGACGTAACGATCTTGACCGGCTGGTTCTGTAAAATGTTCGCTGCGTAGCCCGTAAGGATCGAGTAGGCGGTGGGGCGAACCACACCGCTTGGCGAGTAGACGGGACGTAGGCCGAACGGTTGGGATACCGAAGACATAGTCTTATACCTCGTAGTTAGTTGCGGTTACTCGGTCACCACACCTGCGGTGCCCGAGGGTTGAAATCACGCATCTCCGACAATCCGTCGCCCTCGTACATTGTGCTACCGGCTCGCTCAGCCTGTTCACGGATAGCATCCGCAACCTCGGCAAGCTTATCTTCCTCGCGAAGAGGTGCATCGTGGTGAGCTTCCTGCATGAACCTGTTGTACAGGCTGGTGGGCAGCTTAAACGCGAGCATCTCATTGACCCCAATAAAACCAGCCCATTCGCCAGTCTTGATTGAAGCATATTCCATCCCCGGTATCTCATCCGGTCGCACTGGCTCGTAGCCGAGTTGGATGCGACGGTGGATAGGATCACGCGGATTTTGCGTGGTTAGCCAGCACATATGATAGCCCGGGACGTCCGGCAGATCAGGAAGTGCGTCATTGAAAAGTTGGTTACGGAACATTTCGAGCCGGTCATCTTCGCTCACTTCGCGGTTCTCAGTGACCTGCCGGTCCTGAGACCGGCGAGTTTCGCGCCGACCTACAACGTCAAATTCCGGCTTCTTCAAACGATCATCTTCAGTACTATTCGTCATGTTGTCTCACTCCTTTTTTAGCGAGCCGAACCAGTGTCATAGGCCTGATACGCTTTCAGATAGCGTTGGCGAAGCACAGGGTCATCCCATACTCCGGCTTCAATCATAGCCTGTTTACGGTCGGGTGTCACGTATATTTCTTTCTTAGTCGAAACGGGTGCGTGTTCGCGTGTTCCGCCAGTCGGTGGGGCCTTGCGGCGTGGCTTCGCTTTGGGCTCGTCATTGCCGCCGATTGCCTCGGAGACACGGGCCGTAAGCTCTTCCCAATACTCGCGCGATGCGGGGTTGTAACCCTCACGCGCCAGCTCGTTGTCGATGCCCTTGGTCAGTGCGCTGTCACGGTCACCGCCCTGTGGGTCGTACCACGGGTTGGCGTCCATCCACTGTTTCGCAAAGTTGACGACAGTCGGGTTAGCCTGCGGCTGGGCCGCTTGCTGACGCGTCTGCTCGAACTCTTGCTTGGCAGCGTTCAGCCGCTGGGCTTCGTAGATCGCCTGATCGCGGATGCGCATGGCTGCGACGACATCGTCACCGTTGCCCTGCTCAGTCGCCTTGGCGATTACATGCTCAGCCTGCTGCACTTCGGCAACGGCCTGCGCCAGCTTCTGCTCAAGGGTCTGAGCATTGCTGTTGGCCGTGTGCGTCTCGATGGCAGACACGCGGCGGATGAGATCCGCGTTCAGTTGGCGAAGCGTTTCCAGCTCGCGCTGGGCGGCTTCCTTGGCCCGCTTTTGCACCTCACGCCGCTTCTGACGGCGCTTCTGGTTCTTGGACACCTCTTCGTCGTGATCGTCGTCGCTTTCGGCTAGACGCGCATCTTCCTCGTCGTCGTCATCGTCCTCGTCCTCTTCGACCTCGGGCTCTTCAGCCTTGGTCTCTTCCTCGGGGGGCGTTTCGACGGGGATCAAGTCGTCTTCATCTTGTTCACTTAGGTTGTTTCGGTCACTCATAACCAGCTCCCTATTGTAGCCTTATTGATCATATGAAAGCCTTCATGGCGAGCGGATCGCCCGTCACTTTGCCTATCAGATCAAGGTCGTTGAAAATGACGACAAGAGCTTCGTCTTGGCCGTCTGCGGTTTTGACAGTCCAGCGGTCGCCGCCGTACTTAGGCACCCGGACAAAGTCTCCGGTCTGGCACCATGAGCCCTCGGGCCATGGCTCGCCTGTTGTGCGGTTGCGAAACGCAAGTTCGCCCACCCCGATCACCTTCGCGATCTGAGTGTTCCACGCGTCTGTCTCGCGTGTTTCCGAGGTCAGGATGATCCCGCCCTTGGTTTTCTGTTTCGGTGTCCTGATTTGACACAGGACACGGCTGCCAAAGGGTGTGATGCCCGGATCACAGGCGGGAAACGCCTCGTCCGTGCTCGCATACCCAAAGTCAACCTTGTTACCGAGTTCCTGCATGTGTGCTCCTTTCGCAGGGTTAGAGGTTGAAGTCTTTGCGCTCCTTCTCGGCCACAAGGTCGATCAGGATACGCTTGGCATGTTCAAGACCCGCGTGCATGCCAACGGCCTGCCCATACGCGAACAAGTCGCGCCCGGCAGGTTGCGACAACGCATCGTTAGCAAACTTAGTTTGCTCTGCCTCGATGCGTTGAAGCAAGGTCTCTATCCTCATGCGGGGGTCTTCTTACCGCCCGACACTTCGGTTTTCGGGTGCATGCCCATCTTCATGAGCTTGTGCATGTTTGTGTTTTCTGCGTTGATTGGGCCAGTGTGCTTGCCCTTGCTCAGCGCCGCGTCGTTCTTCTTCATGGTTCCATCCTTCACGGGTTGGGGTTGATCCCAGTGCCTGTCGACACCGCGATTTTTTCACCAGACGCAATCTCGGCAGCCGCGAGTTGCATGGCCGTCTGATTGTCCTGCGAGTTCATCGTCATGCGAGCCTGAAGCTCAGCCGCCTTACGTGCATCTTCAGCCTGCTGCTGTTGCTGCTCGATCTGCATGCGGAGCTGAAGCTCGGCCATGTCGATTTGGTTGTCCTGCTGGTCTTGCTGCGCATTGACCTGCATCTTCTGCTGCTCAAGCTGCATCCGCTGCTGGTCGATCTGCGCCTCAAGCTGCGCCTGCTGCGCATCCTGCTGCATGCGCATCTGATCGCGCTGCGTCTCGGCCTGAAGCTTCTGCGTCTCAAGGGCGAGGCGCGGATCTTGCATCGGCTGCGGTGCGAACTGCTGCATGACCTGCTGCGCCTGCTGCACAACCTGCGGCAGATCGCTGAAGATCTCGCCACCGCGCTGCACAACGGCGGCACCAGCCTCGGCCAGCATCTGGTCGAGCGCCTTGCGCCCTTCCGTATCCTTGCCCAGTTCCTTCATCATGTCGCCCACATCCTCGCCGAGCGCCTCGTTCGAGACGTCGAAGACGGATGCCGCGTACCACAGAGCGACGTGCTCCTTGATGTGGTTCAGCATGACGGGCAGGAAGGCGGGCGCGATCATCGGCGACATGCCGAAGGTCGGGCTCATCATGTACGCAAGGTGCGTCTTGAGATGTGCGATGTGGTCCTGATCAGGGAAGGCCGTGATCGGGCGGCCCAGTGTCGCCGCGACGTTCTCGTTGACGGCGTTCTGGTCCTTGGGCTCCATCGGCGGGACCAGAAGCTCCTTCGGGTTGGGCACCTTGAGCGTCTCAAGCAGGCGCTCCTCAACGGCACGCATGTTGTAGAGCTGCGGCAGGGCGGCAGCGCGCTGCGACACGGCCTGCACCTGCGCATAACGCTGCGCCTCGCTGAAGATGTTCGGATCGGAGACGGGCACCACATCAAGCGGCCCCTCGAAGTCCTTGCGCGTGGCAAGCTCTTCGCCTGCCTCTTGCTCCAGCCGCTCGTCGTCGAGGTACATCGCGTTGAGGCGATGCAAGATCCGCAGCATGCGGGCCATGGCGTCGTGCAGACGTGCGTGGATTGACGAGAAGACGACCATGCCTTGCTCGATCTTGGCGAGCGTCGTGCCGACAGGCGCGTTCGGGTTGCCGTCGGCCACGTCGTCCAAGGCCGTGCGGACCACGCCCTTGCCTGCGTCGACCAAGAAGCCGAGCAGGTTCATCAGGACGGGCGAAGGCGGGTTGTACGGCAGCGGCATCGCCAGCTTGCGCACGTCGTCGACGTTCAGGCCGCCCTCGATCTCGATGGTCTGCGTCGGCTGGATGGACAGAGACTGACCGCCTGCCGTGCCGCCCTTGAGCTTGAGCATCGTCTGGCTGTTGGAGATGTGCGCACTGTCGAGCAATGCGCGCAGTGCGCCGGTCGCCGCGCCGGAGAGGCCGCCGATCATGTGCGGCAGGCCGATTGGATACGCGCCGCGCCACGGAATGAACGGGAACTCGACGAACCAGAGCAACTCTTCCTTGTGCTCGTCTTCTTCGTCCCAGTTGCGGTAGATCGACAGCACCTTGCCCGAGGGCTTGTCGACGCTGATGATGTACGGCGCTGCGCCTTCGCCTTCGACGTCGGCAATGGCGTAGATCTCGTAGACGATCCGCAGGCCGTCTTCGTTGAAGCTGGTCTGCTCGCGGCCCTCGATCTTGTCGTTGGCCTGCGCCGCCACGCTCATCTCAGGCTCCATGCCTGCGGGCGTCAGGTCGACGTCGCGGTACATGCCGTTCTTGACGCGGTTCTCATAGTCGAGCTGCGTCAGGTACTGGACGTGCGTGCGGCGCTGGGCCGTGTAGAAGTTGGTGGCCGCAAATGGCAGGTACATGTCGTCGATGGCGACGAACAGGAACTCAGGCCGGTTCTTCGCCTCATCCCAGCCGAGCTTCAGATACTGTGCGCCGCCCAGTGGCACCTGCGTCATGAGCTGTTCAAGCTCGGCACGCACCTCGGGGCACTGCACGGTCATCTGCCAGTTGAGCAGGTTGGTCTTGCGCTTCGCCTTGTCGAGTTTCTTGTCCGTGGGCTTGCCCGGCACGAAGTCCTTGGCGGGGCCCTGCGGCGGGAAGATCTCCTTCATGGCGCGCGCCGCGAAGTCGATGCAGGCCTCGGTCAGCATCGGGTGGACCACCTTCGATGCGCCTTGAAAGTCTGCGCCGCCGGGGGCGTCGTCGCCCAGACCAGTGCGTCGCAGGCCTTCGTCATACTGGTCGTCGCGCTTCTTGCGCGCGTCCTTGTCCTTGCTGATCAGGTCGAGGAAGCGTGACGACAGACGGCCCAGCTCCGGCTCGGGGATGATGCCGTCGGCGAGGTTGGCGTAGAACTCGCTCTCGCCTGCCTTCGGGTCTTCCTCGTCGAGGCGCACGATTGCGCCGCCGTCTTCGGTGTCCTCAACGTCGTCCTGCTCTTGGCCCTCAAGCTCAATGAGTTCGCCGTACTCCTGTTCGTCTTCGTCTTGCATCAGGTTGTCCTTTTACGCCGCGTAGGGGTTCATTACCACAGTGGGGGCGGGTCTGTCACCCTTCCAGTCATCGCGCGGTTTGCGTGTGAGGTCGATCATGCGTTTATCCATGCACAGCCGCAGCGCCTGCGTGGTCTGATCGACGTGGTCGTCGTGCTTAATTGAGCGTTCGCCGGTGAACGAGCAGAGCTGATAGATCAGCGGCTCGACCCAACTGCGTGGCTTGCCGGGGAACTTGTCGCTCTCGGGCACCCAGACGCGGTTCTGGGCGAAGATCGGCGAGACCATGTGCAGCCGCGTCAGCTTGTCGGCGCGTCCGGGGTTGTAGGCGTAGGCCTCGATGCCCTCGCGCTCCAACATCTGGCGCAGCGAGATGCCGCTGCCCTTGTCTTCGATCAGCAGGATGTCGGGCTTGCGCCCAGACGTCATGGGCTTGGCGCTGCCGAACATGGGGCGGATCAGCGCCTGATCGTCGTCGTCGCCGTAGCGCACGTTGCGCTCCTTCTTCACGCGCTTCATCAGGTCGGGCAGGCCGAGATGATCCTCCCAGCAGTCGAGCAGGATGACGTGGCTCATGTTCTTGTACTGGAACACGCCCCAGACGCCGCACGCCGTCGGGTCGGTGTCGCCCTTCTTGTCGACGCTCTTCTCGGTGTAGGCCGTGTCGAGTGACATGATGATCCAGTCGAGCTTCGGCAGCCTGCGCTTGGCAGGCCAGAGGTTGATCCAGCTCCGCTTGATGACGCCGTTCTCTTCAGGATCAATCAGCTCCCCGTAAATCTCCTGACGCCCAAGCGTTGTGCCCTCATACTGTTCGAGGTTGGAGAAGAAGTCGTCGGGCAGGTTTGCCCGGTTGTCATGGCTTGAGCCGCGCACGATGACGCGCCGGTCCTTGGGCGCGCTCAGCCTGCGGATCAACTCCTTGGGCTTGGGCGTCGTCGTCCAGAGTATCTGCGGTGCAGGGCCGAGACGCATGCCCATCATCATCATGTCCCACGTCTCTTGATCGTACTGCCATGCGGCGAGCTCGTCGCACCATGCGCGGCAGTGCTGCGGGCCGCGAAGACGTTCGGGCTTCTCAGCCGTGAAGCCGCGTATCGTGCTGACGCCGCCAGTCACGTTGCGCATGCGGATGTAGTTGCCCGTCTTGTTGTGCTCGACGAGCAGCTCGGGCGGCAGGACGGACAGCAGGCCGCTCTCGCCCTCCATGCACGTCACCTGAATATCCTGATAGGTTGGCGCGATCACGCAGCTATCGAAGCCTGACGGATCGAGGAAGACGGATCGCGTCAGCCACTCTGCGCCGACGCGCGTCTTGCCGAAGCCGCGCCCGGCGAGGAAGCCGCACTCGCTCCATTTCGTGAACGGAGGGATCTGGCTGTCGCGCGCCGTGCTTTTCCAGCGCGTCTGCCACTCCATGAAGGTATTGACGTGCTCGTCGCCAGTCAGGATGTCGACTACGTCAACCTGCACGACGCGACCATCCGCGAGTGTAAGCGGCGCGGTGGTCATGCGTCCTTGCGGTACAGCGTCAGCGCGTCGCGCAGTTGGAGGTTGGTCTCGCGGATCTTGTCGTACCGTTCCGTCGACCGCAGCAGCGCGTGATCAAGCGCAGTGCGCTCGGCGCGCACGCGGTCCAGCTCGACCTGAAGCTCGCGGACGCGACGCCACGGGTTCCAGATCATGTGTCTACCTTATGCGAGAGCAGGGCTTGGGTCACTGCGGACAGCACCATGGGGTCGGCGGGCTGGGTCTCAATCTTGAGCGCCTCACCGTTCTTGTTGCCAAGGTTCAGTGTTGCGTTGTCGCCGTACCTGTTGGGGGACCACTTCGCCAGAAGCTTGAGGCGCGTGTCGATGCGCAACTTGCTGCGCTGCACATGCTCGCTGTTAATCGCCAGTTCGGTCGTGCCGTCGTTGCGTTGGCGCTCGATCCAGTCGTTGGTGCCGTCGTCGGCGATGTCGAGGATGTCCTCGGCGATGGCGTCGAAGCCCAACTCGCGCGCGTGCGCGATGCGTGCGGCGAACTCCTCGTCGGCGGAGATCCAATCATACACAGTCCGCCAGCTCGGCATCCCATCCTGACGGCACAACTCACGCAGCGGGACGCCATCGCACAGCCCCTCGATGATACGCTGCTCGACGGCAGAAGTTCGTTTCGTCTGACCCATTGTCTGCATGCTCCGCTTCTTGGCAGGACTACCAGAAGCCCCAGATAGCAGCAGCGCGATGAAACTACAAGAGGGTGTGGCTCGACCTATTCC